GGGATCTTAACTACAATCATGAGGTTAGTCTAATGACAAGTGAAGTTCGCGAACGCGAATCCATTGGTGGTGAAACCACCGTCGACGTAAGCTACTCTGACTCTACTGGTACAGATTATGTTGCCACAAGTCGGACATTTTTGCAAAATGTAAAGTTTATGCGCGATGTCGTTGTTAGTGACTACCGTGAGCGTATTGCTCGCGGCGAGATCATAAATAACCCATGTAAGTACACGGTAGTCTCCACTATTCCGGAGTCTGCAGGTTCAGTGCGTTATGATTACAACACCTCTTCATTCTGGTTCAAATACGATGGGCCCATAACCAGCTTTTACGCTGGCACTGAGGCTCCATCGTACGTTGTCACCAGTGGGTTTAACAACCCAAATGCTGAGGCAAACGCAAAACTTGCTGCTATCGCAAATATAGATAGTACACCGTATGCCTTCGGAGAAGACGCCTTCGAGTTAAGGGAGACCTTGAGATTTTTAAGGAATCCAATCACTTCGTTGGTCGATCTAACTTCTGCCTTTAAACGAGCCGTGCAACAAAAAATGCGTGGCAAATCTGGATTAACTTTAGCACAGGCTGTTGCCAGTGTTTGGTTATCCTACCGTTTCGCGTTGTCTCCTCTCTTGCGCAGTGCGCATGATCTGATACAACTCGCGACGACTAAAGTCAGAACGCCCCCAATGCGCAGGAATGCGCGGGGCTTCGACTCCGATGACGCGGCAGGTTCTGGAACCCAAGTTGGTTCCAGCCCTACGGGTCATGATGTTGTTTGGACTATAAATGCCACCCGAAAGTGGCATGCATCCATTTTATATGAGATGACTAATCCAGTAAACAACATTCCATGGAGAGCAGGCTTGAGATTCAAGGATGTTCCAGCCACAGTCTGGGCCGTCATGCCGTATTCATTTATGGTAGATAGGGTTCTAGATGTCAGTCGCTCTGTGAGCGCTTTCACGAACCTTCTTGATCCCTCAATTAAGATCTTATCTGCTTCGGTTGTGTCGCGTACCGAGTGGGAATCAACCCATCGTGTATCGCAGCTCCGCCGAGACAAATATTCCACAACTGGTTCAGGAAACGAGG